TCAATTCAAATATCAGAAACTTTAAATGAAGCATTGAATGGAAATTCAATTACTATCAATAATAATGGTGGAGTATTAAAGGTAGTAAGTAGAGTATCTGATAAATTGCCGGGTGATATTGGTCATCCAATTCAATTTGATACTGCAAATAAGAATTGGTATATTAATGTATCATCTGCATCTACTGAAAATGGAATTTACTCCACTATTGTTGGTCTTGGAACAACTACATTAGGTGATAGATCTCCAAGAACCTTTATTAAAAGAAGACTTGATAATAGAGGAGCAGTAGATAGACTTTATAGAATTAGATACGTTATACCAAAAGAGTCTTCACTTGCAAGACCTCCAGTTGATGGATTCGTTATACAAGAATCTTCTACTACTATCGAATCAAATCAACTTTCACTTACAAATGATAGTCTATCTAATGTTGGTGTTAGAAAAAATTTAAAAATTATTTCTGGAATTTCTTCTTCTTTGGGTGTAGCAACTGTTTATACAGAAATTCCTCATAACTTATCAGTTGGATCTAAAGTAAAGATTAGGAATGTAAAAAGTACAACAAATTCTGCAGGAGTAGCACTTTCTGCATATAATCAATCATTTTTAGTTTCTGGAATTTCTAGTGCAAAGGCATTTAGTCTCAATATAGATGGGGATCCCGGAATTTTCTTAAATAATGTTGATACTAGAACGACAACAGAACTTCCATACTTTGAAAGGGAAGAATATGTAAATACTTATACCATTTATAGAAGTGAAGAAATAAGAAAACATATTGAAAATAAACAAGATGGTATATATCATTTAATTTGTGTAAATTCTACAAACAATCCTATTGCCCCTGATTTTATCAATGAGAGTTTTTCTCAGAATATTATAGATCTTTATCCACAAAATGATAGAGATAATCCTAATTCTGACCCAAATTCAGCAAAAAGTTATGCAAAATCTGACATTGTTGGTAGAGTAATAACAAATGACCTTCGCAATTCTATTACAAAAGAAACTGTTGAAAAATTAATTTTAGATTCTGCTGTTGGAATTGGACTTACAAATATAGTTTCAACTTCCAGCACAACTCACATACTTTATACAAAGTATGATCATGGTTTAAATGGAATTAAGTCTGTTGGAATTACTTCTGCTGGACAGGGATATGGCAGAGGAACTGGAGGAACAGAGTATCTCTACAATGCAACATTAGTTGGAGTTGCTGGTTCTACAGTGGGAAAAAATGCCACTGCCATAGTAACAGTAAACTCTGTTGGATCAATAACTGCAGTTAAAATTGTAGATCCTGGATCTTCTTATGGAATTGGCAATACCCTAACAATTGTTGGAGTTGCTACAACAACATCTACTAGTTATTACCCAGCTTTTGTAACTGTAAATGGAATTATAGACAATACAAATGATGTTATTAGAGTAACTGGTGTTGGATCTGAATCTTATAATAATTACAACAATCTCTATAGAATTACTGGTATTTCTACTGGGCAACATAATACTATTAATGTTTCCAGTGGATCTTCTATAATTGGATTTTCTACTATTGGAATTGGATCTACAAATTCTGAATTATCTTTTGCTCATAATGTTGGAAAATCTTTACAAGTTAGTTCTTTAACTTATGATAATGTTTTGGGAATTGCAACTGTTAAAACAATTGGAGTTGGAAATACAGTTCATGGATTACTCACTGGAAATAAGGTCAGGATTGTTGGATCTGGACAAGAAATTTATAATGGAGATTTTGTTGTAAATGAAGTTCTCGGACTCTCAGAATTAACTTTAAATATTGGAGTTGGAACCCAAGCACCAACTGCAACTGGAGAAATTTATCTATTTAAGGAAGGGTTCACTTCTCAAGGTGGAAACAGCACTCGTAATGATGAAAATATTGGTGGAAGAATGGTTTCTATTTTTGCTGGAATATCCACTGTATTAAATGCAACTATATCTTCAAGATCTTCCACTTCAATTTCAATTCAAAATTTCTCAACTTCTGGTCTAAAGCTTGGCGATTATATTGAAGTTGACTCAGAAATTATGAGAATTTCTGATGAATTGCCGTTAACTGTTTTTAGGGGTGCTTTAGGATCTGTTGCAGGAATTCATAGTGTTGGATCTGAAGTAAGAAAAATACGAGTTATCCCAACAGAATTTAGAAGAAACTCAATTATTCGTGCCTCTGGACATACTTTTGAATATGTTGGATTTGGTCCTGGTAACTACTCAACTGCATTCCCAGATAAACAGGATAGAGTTCTTTCTTCTCAGGAGAGACTTCTATCACAATCTTTAAAACAAGATGGTGGTATTGTAGTTTATACTGGTATGAATGATGAAGGTGATTTTTATGTTGGAAATAAAAAAGTAAGTTCTGCTACTGGTCAAGAAGAAGTATTTGATGCACCAGTTCCTTCTGCAGTTGGTGAGGAAGTTGGTACAGATGCTGGAGTAAATGTTGCGTTTGATATTTTAACTCCTCTTGAAATTAATATTAGTAGATCGATTAAAGTAGAAGGTGGACCAACAAAAGATATTGTCAGTCAATTTGATGGTCCAGTTGTTTTCAATGAAAAAATAACATCAAACTCAAGCAGAGGAATTGAAGCATATTCAATGTATCTTCAGGGTGATGCTGAAGTTTCAAGGAAGTTTACAGTTGGAATTTCTACTCCAACAACTAGTGGAAATCTAGGTGACTTTACATATTATACTCAACCTGAGAGAGGTGGATATTCTGGATGGACCTATACCAAAGATAATGCATGGAGAAAATTTGGTCCTATTTCTCTAACAACAGATTCTTTAGATTTAAAAGTTGATAGATTTGGAGTTGGAGTTGGAACTACAACGGTATTAAATAATCTCCTTCAAGTAGGACAACGAGCAACTAATGGTTCTATCCCACAATTAGTTGCAATTACTGGTATTGGATCTGTTGGTATTGGCACAACAAATCCAGAATTTGCTCTAGAGGTATATGGTGCTGGAAACTTTATAGGAACTGTAAGATCTTCCAAATTTATTGGGGACGCCTCTGGATTATTTAACCTTCCACTATCAACGTCCTGGGTTGTAAATTCTATCGGCATTCACACTTTTGCTAAAGTTGGTGTTGGAACAACAAATACAGAATTTGCTAAACTTACTATTGTAAATGAAACTGGTTCTGGAGTTTCTACAGCACTTGATGTTCGTGGAGAATCTAGATTCATTGGAACAATGACAGTTGGATCTGCTCTTACTGTCCGTGGTCAATTCTTATCAACATCATTTGCTTTAGTTGGAGTTGGACATTCAAGCATTCTTGCTGGAGTTACAACAACAATGACACTTGATGTAAAACAGTCATTGAAATTAAATACACTAACTCTTCGTGAAAATTCGATCCTTGATGTTGAAGGCAGATCTAGATTTAAGTCTTACACTGAGGCAATCGCAACACCATCAATATCATCTAACGTTGTAACTTTAGATCTCTCCGAAGCTCAAACATTTAATGTAACATTGAATTCTAGTATTACATCATTTATTATTAGCAATGTTCCAACTACAACGTCTACAACATTCTTAGTTAAGTTAACTCAAGATGGAACTGGAGGAAGAACTGTTACTTTCTCTTTCCAAGGAGCTACTTTAAAATGGGCTGGTGGAGTTACACCACAAATGACATCAACTGCAGGTAAAACTGATCTTTATTCATTTACTACCTTAGATGGTAGCACTTATTACGGTATCACTTCTGGTCAGAACTTCTAATGCCACTAGTACTTAATAAGAGACTTCAAACAGGATTTGAAGTCTCCGCACCAATATTAACCTTTTCAAATGCTGCTTTAGGTGCTCAGCAACCTCAGGATTTAATTATTGACTATAATGGTAGTGCAACATTGACTGCCATCGCAAAAGCAATTAATCCATCAACGGGAACAGAAGCATCCGGAACAATTTCATATCAATGGTATAAAGATGGTTCTCCAATAACGGGTGAAACTGGAGAAAATTTATACTTAAGTAGCCAACTTTTAGCAGCAAATTATTATTCACTAGCAACTTTTACTCCTAGTTCTGGAGTAGCACCTGCAATTAATGGTCCACTTACCTCCAGAACTGCTGCTACAAGCATTAAAATTTATATTTCAATAACATCACAACCTTCATATCAAAGAATCACCGAAGGAAAATCTGCACTTTTTAGTATAGCTGCTGTTGCAAGTAATGGTGATAATGCTTCTTTAAGATATGAATGGTATTTAAACGGTGCTATAGTAGGAACAACTACTGGTGGAACATATTCTTCTGTTACTGTTTCTCCAGGTCCTGGATCATATCAGATCTATTGTAAGGTTTCTCAAGGGGGTGTTCCAAATGCTACGGCTGCACCATCAATTAATTCATCTATTGTAACACTAGATGTAGATGCTAAACCTGCAGCACAATGTTTAAGTTGGGATGATGCTGTTAGACCTGGTGGAAAAAATGAAACCATAAGGACAGCATCTGGATTAAAACCGAATCCAGTATCCACTTGGTTTGGACCATGGGTTTTTGGTACTGATACTGACACTTGCTATATTTACTTAGATCTTGAAATTAGAGACATATACCCGAGAGCAATTAATTCTAGCACTGACAAACCATTTATAGCTGCATTTCAATGCAGAATTCGTGGTGGTGGTGGGTCAAGTGGAGACATTTACAACGCTTTTAAAGTTTTGGAATGGAATGGCAATTCCAGATTTGAAAATGAATCAAATAAACAAAATTTAAATTTTTCAACTTCAGATTTTAATGGAGAAACTGTAAGAGCATTTGGTGATAATGGAAGAGTTTTATTTGAAAGAACTGAAACAAATGCAGTTGCGGAAAGTACTAGTTTATGTTGCGGAAGATTAAAATGGAATCCTGCCTGGGGAAAACCCGCAATTGATATACTATTTTTGTCTGCGACTAGAAAACAAGATGGAGCAGACATAGATTCTTTTTTAACTATCAATTCAACTAAAGATAATAATGTTTTGGAGTATGGAAGAAGATTTGATCCAAATGTAGATATTCCAGAAAATAGAACAGTTGTTGCAAATGTCGTAAGTAGAGAAGTAACTGTTCAATTAACAAATCAAAAAAATTCAAATCAAAATTATGACAGATCACAGGTTTCAAACGCTACTTTAAAGGCATGGGCAAATACTACTGCTGGATTTCAACTAGGTGAAGGAAATCCACCATCCGGTAACAATGCAGTAAGTTTAGGTGTTGGTCAATGGGAATTAGTTTCACCTGATCGTGATTGTGAAGTTGCAATTGAAATGGCTGGTGCTGCTGGGGAATCCGCAACATCTTGGAATGGAACTGTTAGACCAGGTGGACAAGGTGGAGTTGGAGTTATTTACCTTAAACTTTTAAAAGGTATAACGTACACCTTCCAAATAGGAAGAACTGGATCTGGAAAGGAAACTTCCAATTATCCTAATCAAAGTTCTCCTGGAGGTGGATGGTCAGGTGCTGATTCTGATTTCAAAAATGGATCTGGTGGAGGTGGAACATTCTTGTACAAAGGAGGGAGATTAATTGCTGTTGCAGCAGGTGGAGGAGGGTCTGGTAAGGGAATTCGATATGTTGGAGAGTCTTCGTCTGCTGCAGGTAATCCAGGTGGTTCTGGTGGTGGTCCAGGAGTTGCTGGTGCAAATGGATCTGGCAACAATGGTGGAGCAGGTGCTTCTTTAAGTGGATCCGGAAATAATTTAAATATATCTCTATATAATAGAGATTCTCGTAGTAATAATCGTGATGCATGGATGAGAGACGGTGAGTGTGCTACATGGATTCCAGGAGCAAATGCTGGTGCATGTGGATGTACATACTCGAATTCATCAAAACAAATATATGATGACACTTCATTACCTAAGAGGAAATTGGATGATGATAGTGATGCCAATTTGGTAACACAATCTTGCGACACATACGGAACATCGGAGGTTTTATAAGTGGAAATTAAATCAGAAACTTCAAGATACATTGTAACTTTAAAAGATATTGGTTTTAACGAATCATTCTATGCCGATATGGAAGAATGTGAATGTTCCTCCGAGTGTATTCCAAATAGAGAAGTTGAGTGTTCTCGTAGACTAGAAACCGGTCCAAACACAATTTATTATCTTTCTGACGAAGAAGCAGAGAAATTGAAAGAAGATCAGAGAGTTTTGGATGTTAAAAAACTTTCAGATTTGCCAAAAATGTTTCCAGCTTCTGTAAAACCCGAAGATTATTTTTATAGTGGACCAAATAGAAAATATTGGAAATCTCCTTCAACCCCACCAAATATTTCATCTATGGATAATCATAGTTTGTTGAGATGTGCTGGTGAAAATACACCCTCTAATTGGGGTGGAGGTTTTTCTGATACAAAACAAGTTACTGGTTCTTATAGTAGTTTTTGGACAGGAATGAATGTTGATGTGATAACTCTAGAGGTGGATCCAGATAATCTCGGACAAACATTATCTTTATCAAAATCACATGTTGATTTTAAAAATAGATTTGGGACTAGTTCTAGAATAATTCCATATAACTGGGAACAAAATGTCACTGAAAAAACAACAATAAATGGAATCTCAAATTTATATGCAAATTATCCAGATAAATGTTTATTGGATCATGCTTCGGGCACTTTAAGTTGCGCTGGTGGTATTAGAAGTGGGTTTGCCAAGGATGCAAATTTATACGTTGTATATGGATCTTATGATGATAGTCCAAATAAAGCTACTTTTTTTGAATCTTTGGAATATATCAGACAATTTCATCGAAAGAAAGTAAACAGTTCTCAAAAAAATTCTTACGGACATATAAATCCAACAGTTGCAATATTAGAATTTCAAAATTTTCATCTTAGTAGAATTGGTATTAATAGTATAGAATCAATTAGATATAGGGGAACTGTCATAAGTCGTCCAGAAAAGGGTTGGGATATTGATGTTTTAGAAGAATACAAATTAAATCCATTTTATATTGAAACTGGTATAGATAATATTCTTATTAGCAATTTCAATAATAATTTAGAAAATAATTCTGTCCTATTTTCATATCCCTTTGCAGATAATAATCTGAGAACAGGAGATAGAGTTGTATATGAAGGATCTTCAATAAATGGTCTTGTAAATGGACAAACATATTATTTGATTAAAACACAAGATTCAACTTTTAATACGAGATTTAAATTTGCAGAATCTTATCAACAGTCTTTAATTAGAGAAGCAATTTCAATTTCAGTTGCATCTCAAGGATTCGTTTCATTTTATCCAGTAACTGGAGAAAAAAATATAAAGGGATTGTGGTCTGTCCATCATAATGGTAATTTTCTTAAAGAAGATGAAACAATAGTTTCATTATTATCTGATATTGAAGCAACCGTAAACTCCGGAGTTCATGTTACATGTGCCATGGGTAATGGGTGTCATACCAGAGCACCATGGAATTCTTCTGTAAATAAGCAAATAGACTATGATAATTACTACCAAGTTTATTCAGATTCTGTTTCTTTTGATTTATCATCGGGAAGTCCTAATTCCTACATGATACTTAGTTCTGGTTCAACAGGAAGGTTTTATTACAATCGACCAATAGGACCCGAAGGAGTACATAATGCAATAAATGTTTCGGCATTAAATACATATTCAAAAGATCAATTAGAATCTTATAGTAATAAAGGTCCCGCAACAAGTGTTTGTTCTCCCGGTGGAGGACAATTTTCTACATACAATCCGAATTGGGGAAATGATGATGGGTGGGCATGGGGTCCATTTAGTGGAACTAGTGCAGCTACTCCAACTGCTGCTGGTATATTAGCATGTCTGTTGGAATATAATATGGCAAATACAATACCTACAAATTTATTGTGGACTCCAGCACAAGCAAAACAAGCTCTTTGTTCTACTTATGCGAAACAAAATTCTATAAGAGATATTAGTTATGTGGAAAGTAATACTAATGCTAATAAATTTATAGTTCAGTCTGATCCAGATATTTCAGATTCTTTGTTCTCAGCTGCTGCTACTGTATCAAGTATAAACAGAAGACTGCATGACACACCAAATGCAATAGTTCAACTTCCTGCAAATTTGAGAAGAGAAAGATATGATAGTGCTACTAAAAATAATTTTCTTATAGACAATAATGGAAATTTAATTCAAACATCATCAATTACACCTCCTCCAAATACTCCTACACAAACCACAAGGCCAATTAGAGTTGGTTTTGGTGGTAGAAATAATGGGGGTAATGCTAAATTTGAAAGGCAGCAAGAAGGAACTAGACAAATTTTTGCCACGGGAGGTGGTGGAGGAGCAGGATTTTATGGTGGTGGTGGAGCAAACGCTGGAGGAGGTGGTGGAGGTGGTTCTGGACTTGCTAGAGAAGATGCATCTGTTGCTAATAACAAAACAAGACAAGGTGGAAACTCTGGAGATGGATTCGTTAGAATATGGATCAATGAGAAAGCAGATGGATCTAGGGATACTTGGAATCAAGATCCTTTGACTAGATAACTTTATAAATAATATTAACAAATTACACCGGGGGAGAGTGAACCCGAATGGCAGCAATTAATAAGAATTTTGTCATTAAAAATGGTGTTGAAATTGGTGATAATTTAATCTACGGCAATAAAGACCAACTTCGAGTTGGTGTTGGAACAACAGTTCCGGGATATACTTTAGATGTTCGTGGTGGAATTGGTGCCACATCTGTTTCTGTTGGACAGACAATCACTGCAAATGCTGGTATTATTACTACTGTTCAAGCATCAAATTTAACAGTTGGTAGTGGACTAAACTTTAACAGTGGAATTGGAACTAATCTAAATGTATCTGGTGTCGCAACTGTTGGATCATTAAGCATTGGTTCCAATCAGGTTATTAGTTCTGGTAGACAACTTCAAAATATTGCTTCTCTTGATGCAACGACAACTGCAACAATTGAAGCTGCAATTGCAAATGGACCAAATACTTTTACTGACTTAATTATTACTGGAATTTCTACATTTAACAGTGATGTTGGAGTTGCAGGAATTGTAACTGCTCCTGCTGTTAGAACTTCTTGGGTACAAGTTGGTTCTGGTTTAACTTTTACTACTGGTATTGGAACTAATTTAAGCATCACTGGAATGACAACCAGTGGCAGTCTAAATGTTACTGGATTTGGTACTATTGGTAATATTGCTTTCAGGTCAACAGGATCTTCTGGAGGTATCATAACATCAACAGATAATGTTGGTATTATTACATATTATGGTGACGGATCTCAGTTAAGTGGAATTGGTGGTGCTCCTGGTGGCGCTGGTGCTAATACTCAAGTTGTCTATAATAGTGCCGGTTCTTTTGCAGGATCTTCTAATTTTACTTTTGATGGATCTAATGTGTCTGTCAGTGGAATAGTCACTGCACAAGATTTTAACTCTCTTTCTGACTTCAGGTATAAGACAGATATTCATTCGGTCACTAATGCTTTATCAAAAATAAATGATCTGCGTGGAGTTAGATTTAATTGGAAAGAATCTGGATTACCTTCATATGGTGTGGTTGCTCAAGAATTAGAACAAATTCTTCCAGAACTAGTTCATGGAAATGATCCAAAAACTGTAAATTATAATGGTATTATTGGGGTTTTAATTGAAGCAATTAAAGAATTAAAAGCAGAAATAGAAGAACTTAAAAAGTATAAATAGTAAAAACTGCCGAGTGGAGACACGAAGATGGCAATTCAAATAGGAGGAACTACTGTTATTGACAACAGTAGGTCTTTACAAAATATTACAGGTGGTGCAATTCTCGGGATACAATCTGCAGGAACTCCTCAAGGTATTGGTGCCACTAATCTAAACTTTATTGGTGCTGGTAATACTTTTTATTACAACACGGGCACCAAAACTTTAGATATTAGTATTCAAGGTGGTGGTGGAGGTGGAGTTTCTACTACTGGTATTGCCACAGCAGTTATTTTTTCCAATTTTAATACAATATATCAAGATCAAGATCTAGGACAAATTAATTATAATTATTTTGCTGCAGGACCTCTTGCAATAACTGCAACTGTAACTGTAGGTGCTGGTAATACCTTTGTTATAATTTAAGGAGGTTTATTATGTCGTCTTTAAGAGTAAATACGATTACCAACACGACAGGAACTGGTCCTGTTGAATTTACAAAAGGTGTTAGTGTTCCTTCAGATCAAGTTATAATAACACCGAATGTTAATTTGACTGGAATTGTCACTGCTTCTTCATTTATAGGAAATGGTTCTGAAATTACTGGATTTATAGAAAATGAAGTTACTATTTCGAAATCCATTGCATTTAGTTTAATTACTTAACACAATCCTCATGTCATCGCAAATACAAGTAGATTCAATTCAAGGATCAACAACAAATCAAATTGTAATCTCATATGGAGCATCAGTTCCTTCATCAGGAATTATCACTGGCGCAGGTGGAATTAGTGTTTCTGGTATAGTTACTGCCACTTCTTTTGCTGGAAATGGTAGTGGATTAACTAATTTATCAATAGCAAAACAAGGTAAATCAATTGCACTTTCACTCATAATCTAAAATGCCACAGATTAAAGTAGATAGAATTGTTAACAAAGATGATAATGGAGCACCTGAATTATCTAAGGGTGCCATCATCCCATCAGGTCAAGTCATTTCTGGTTCTGGAGGAATTAATGTAACGGGTATTATAACTGCAGGTAGTTTTTCTGGTAATGGTAGTGGATTAACGAATTTATCAATAGCAACAGAAGGTAAATCAATTGCATTTAAAAAAATACTTTCATTTGATGAGTATCGTTCTTGATATAAATAAAATAAATATGTAAAATTCTAAGATAATCTCATGGCAGCCCCAAACATTGTAGGAGTAACAACAATTGTAGGCGTAACTACGTTTGCAAATTTATTAACAACAAACCCAACAGTTATTGTAAATAATCCTGCAAATAGTCAGGAAGTTTTCAAAATTAATACAATCATTGTTGCTAATATTGATGGAGCAACCACTGCAAATATTACGATAAAAATTCATGATGCTGAGGCAGGTGCAGGAACTTCTGTCGCTTTAGCAAATACTATTGATGTTATAGCAGATTCGACTCTCGTTGTTCTAGATAAAGCATCATCGATTTACCTTGAAGAAAACAGGTCCATCACTGCTCAAGCATCTGCAGGGGGTGACTTGTCTGTCATTTGTTCATATGAAGAAATTATTGATTGATAAGGAGATAAAATAAAATGATAGTAGACAACACAAAACTTTATTCCTATCAAGGGCAAGAACCACAATTACTTCCTCATAAAATTCGTTTAAATGGTGGAAGAAGTCGTACAGATTCTTCTACCTTTACTGAAGAAGAAATTGCAGAAGCAGGTTTTACTGGACCATACACGATTCCAGATTTTGATCAAGAATATCAAAGAGTTTCTTGGGATTCTGAAAATCTTTCATTTGTTGTAGAAGATATTTCAGAAGAAGAACTTTGGGGAAGAATTCGTAAAGAAAGAAATCTCCTTCTTTCTGAATCTGATTGGACAATGGCAGCAGATGCTCCAGAGGATTTAAATTTACGTGAGTGGGAAATGTATCGTCAAAGACTTCGTGATCTACCAAGTCTTTATGCACATCCAAAAGATGTATTTTTTCCAATCAGTCCAGAAGGTCGTCCAGATAGTGATTTTGATCAACCAAGAGTTTACGAAGATCGTATTCTTTGGAGAGTTCGTGATTTAGAAGGAATGGTCAGAGGACTTATAAAAGAAGTATTTAATGAATCAGTGGGAATTTCATCAACTGGAGTATAATTTATGGCACCATTTCGTCCCACCAATATTAACAAAAGATCATATCCAGGAAATGCAAGTGTAGTTGGACCTACAAGACAAGCAACATTAGGAATTAGTACAACAACTTGTTTTAGTTCCACGAATGTTTGCTCTGCGTGTGCTTCTTATCCTTTGAATTTAGGGTGTCGTTGTAGTTTTTGTGCATGTCCTTGTTGTGATATTTGTTGCTCATGTAAAGAAACTTTATGTACTAGAACAGTTCCGACAGGAAGGTGGAAATTAACTGAACAATTGGAAGCAAAAAAAAGAGACGCTTGGGGTGCTAATAGTTGTGACTGCAACGCACCTACTTGCTTATCCTGCACAAATATAGGAATCACATCTATTGGAAATGTTACAGATTGTAAAGGTTTTTTTATTTGCTGTGGTCCATCTACGTGCAAATGGTTTGTTGCACCCTCTTGCACAGAAGTAAGTAGAACTTGGTATACTAGCAGCGATGCCGTCACTGTTGCAAATAGTTGTATGGGATCTTGTGGATGGTTTGTACCAAATATCGGACAATTACAAAATCCAGGATATTCTTGCAGAACTTACTGGGATACTACTTCAGCAACATGGTACTGGAGTACTAGTGCAAACTACTTCTATGCAGGATCAGCTGTCAATTTTGCAACTGGAGCTACTTGTACTAAATTTGGAAAAACTACCCCCACCTGCGTTCGCACAATTAGATGCACTCTCACATAAGTATTTTATTTTTTATTTCAAGATCAATCTTTAAATTTAATCAAATATTTGATTAAATGTGCTAAAATATGCTAAAATATTAAAAAAAACTTGCTCAAATAACTATGAATTTAATGCCTATTTATTCTGTTCCCCTGTGGCAATCAGAGTACCCTGACTTTGAAGAGCACCAGGAAGTCTTCCTCACTACAGTTAAAGAATATAAAGAAAAAAATCCAACTAAAGAAACCCCGATATCAAATATTGCAGGATATCAATCACCAGATACACTTCAAAGAGTAGAAGAATTTCGTCCCCTCTTTGAGTATATCTGTCAAATGGCATTCAAGGCAGTTGCTGACCTTGATTTTATTGATTGTGACATTGCACTCACTGAAGCTTGGTTAAATGTGAATGATAGTCGTCAGTGCATGAATTCTGAGCATGTGCATGGTGACGTATTCTCTGGTGTCTTTTATCTCTCAACACCAGAAGGTAGTGGAAAGTTGGTTCTACAAAATCCAGCAATCAATAAAATGTGGAAAGGTTGCTCACTGACTTCACAAAAAAATCAATTCACTGCAGAAAGTATTCGTATTGAACCAGTAGAAGGTAATATCATTCTCTTCCCTTCTTATCTTCCTCATTCGGTCGAGACTAATGACCATGATGAAGAAAGAATTTCAATTTCGTTTAATATTATTGCACTTCCCAAAGGTTCGATTAATTATCCGCAACCTGAGAATTGATAATTTATGAAACAATATTATTTTATCTCCGGACTTCCAAGGTCCGGTTCTACACTGCTGTCGGGAATTCTTCGTCAGAATCCAGACTTTTATGCTGATATTGCCTCTCCAGTAGAAGCACTAACTGGAAATGCAATTGATGTGATTACAGGTGCCGAGAGTAATCTCACGACCACCGAAGAGCAAAGAAAAAATCTAATGTATGGAATGTTTGATGGTTACTACCAACACATAGAAAAATCAGTCATCTTCGACAGTTCAAGAGGTTGGACAAAGAAAACAAATTTTCTCAAAGCACTCTTTCCTTATACAAAAATTCTATGTCTTGTAAGAGATATTGTTTCTATTCTGAATTCTTTTGAAGTAATTTCTTCTAAAAATCCATTTTACACTAAAACACTCACAGAGCACAATAATAATGTGTTTGCAAGATGTGATGGAATGATGGATAAAAATGATGGTCTTGTTGCCAAACCTTGGATATTACTCCAAGAAGGTTATGCACTCAATCCAGAAATGATTCATTTTATTGAATATGAGAATCTGTGTAAACAACCAGAAAAAACAATGAGAAAAGTATATGAGTTTCTTGAAAGACCTTATTATTCTCATGATTTTGATAATGTAGAATATTCAAATGAAAATTTTGATAGAGCATGTAATCTTAAAGACCTTCATACTATCAAGAAAAAAGTAGAATATAAACCACCAAGAAATGTTTTACCTCCAGAAATCGTTCAAAAGTATAAAGAAATGAATATGGAGTTTTGGAGAGCAGGGCATAAACCAGATATAGATATTATTGAAAAATTAGATAAAAAGTTTATTCAATATAAGTAATATGAAAATTATTAACATTGACGGTGGTATTGGAAGAGTTATTACAGCACTTCCAGCACTTCTTAAGTATCATAAAAATCATCCAAATAAAGAATGGTATCTATCAATCATTGGATGGGACTATGTTCCTTTAGGTATTCCGGAACTTCAAAAAAGAACTTTTAATCCAGATACTAAAGATGTTTGGGAAAATTATTTTATGAAAGCAGATAAAATAATTTCTCCAGAGCCTTATCGTCTTCCTAATTTTTATAAAGGTAAAATTTCACTTGCAGAAGCATTTGATGAAATCATTAATGAAACTGAAGAGCATGGTGACTTAAATTATGAAACCTTGAATCTTTCACATGCTGAAATTCGCAAAGGCCAAGAAGTCATTTATAAAGCATATGAAGCACAAGGTAAAGAACAAACTATAGTGTTTAATCCTTACGGATCTACAGCACAAGTTTGTCCTCTTGGAGTCTATGATGATTCTCTGAGATCAATACCTGAAAGTATGTTCAATCAACTTTGTGAACTCCTTGCAGAGGATTATAATATTATTTACATGGGATATCGACACCTTCTTCCTACGGAAAATAGATTTGTTTATGTTCCAGAACACGATCTTCACATTCGTGAATGGATGGGTGTAATTTCTCAAGTAGACTATCTAATTGGTTGTGATAGTGTGGGGCAGCATATTGCAAGAGCAACAGGAACTCAAGGATGTGTGATTATGGGAGGAACTGACTCTGTAAATATGTCATATCCAGATTATTTTAGAATTATTGAAAGAAAGAAACCAGTTTATTCTCCAATGAGAATTTCCAGTCTTCAATCTAACCTTGCAGAAAGATTGAATAAAGAGTGTATTGAATACACTGATGATGAAATTTTGAATGTTTATGAGAAAATTAAAGAAGACTTAGAGATAGAGAGTATTGTGGTATGACCATTGAATTTGACAATTTTAGTAATTCTTCAAAAGGTGGAACAGAAATTATTAAGTATGAATTACAAAAACGACTTCCACAAGATCTCTTAAATAAATTTCAAATTATTACTGATAGATTTAACATTTCAGATTTAGATAAAACAAAGATAAGGATTTATTGGTCGCATTTGGATCCGAAACAATGTGAAGAAATGCATTGGTATCTTGGAGTTAAAAATAATAAACCTCTTGAGAATGGTGGTTGGAATAATTTTCATAAAATTGTTTTTATTTCCCACCACCAAATGGAAAATTGGATAAATCGATATAATATTCCAAGAAGTCATTGTGCGGTGATAAAATATGCACTAGACCCAATAGAACTTCAGGAAAAACCAACAAATAAAATCGTATTAGTCCATCATTCAAATCCACAAAGAGGACTTTCTCTATTGATAGATGTTTTTGAAAAATTATGTGAAGAATATAATAATATAGAACTTAAAGTTCACTCTTCTTGGTCAATTTATGGAATGAACAGATGGCAAGATGACTATGAGAATGGGGATTTATATCAGAGATTGGAAAGTAATTCAAAAATTCACAACATTGGGTATCTCCCTAACGAAGAACTTAGAAAATCATTAGCATCCTCTCATATTTTTGCATATCCAAATATTATGGTAGAAACATTTTGTCTCTCACTTTTAGAAGCAATGAGTGCTGGATGTTTGTGTGTTCATCCAAATTATGGATGTCTTCCAGAAACTGCATCTAATTGGACAATGATGTATGATTATCATGAAAAAATTATTTCACATAAAGAAAGATTTTATCAACATCTCAAAAAAGCAATAGAAATTGTAAATAATAAAGAAACACAAGATTACTTGAAAAGGCAAAAAGAATATGTGGATTATTTCTTTAATTGGGAAAGAAAAACACAAGAATGGGTTGATTTTCTCCAAAGTTTAGAAAATTTACCACTTAAAAAAGTTTCAAAATCAGCAGTAATGTGTTATTAATGAAAATAATTTCAATGACATTATTATGCCACGATAGCTCAATATGTATTATTGATGATGGTATTATTAATTCATATCAAATGGAGGAAAGATTTTCTAGAGTAAAACATGATGCAAGAATTGAAAAAATAATGCAAAATATGTTAAACTTAGAAGTAAAAAAAATATATTTAAATTCTATAGCAGATTATAATATTGATTTTATTTTTAGTAGTGACATAAAAAAAAATCATAAGAAGTTGATAAAAAAATATCATTGCGAATTATTTAATGAGCATCATTTATATCATGCATTCTGCGGATTTTATAATTCCAATCATGATAAATCTATTGTTATAATTGTCGATGGTACAGGAAAACAATTAAATGTTGATGATTCATTGGTAAATGAATCATCAACAGTATACTTTATTGATAAACTGACAAAGAATATTAAAATATTACACCAAAGTTTTTATAGCACAAATATTAATAAAAAAATAAAAAATAATAAAATTATAAGCACTAATAAGTCTATAGGAAAAAAATTTGAAGAAAAATGCGAAAAATTTAATTTTTCTTTTTTGGACGCAGGAAAAGTGATGGGACTTGGCCAATATTATGACCATAAGGAAAAACTTCAGTATCCATACAATACAAAAGAATGGAAAGAAAGAGTTGATGAGTCATATAATCTTCAACAAGAAACACAAACTCACATTTTAAATCTTATTCAAAAATATACAGAAGAAACTGGAATTAAAAATGTAGTCATCTCTGGTGGTTATGGTTTAAATTGTGTTGCAAACTATCATTATCTTAAGAATCTAAAAGACATTAATCTTTATATTGATCCAATTTGCTTTGATGCCGGCATTAGTATTGGTGCTGCATATTATCATTACATTCAAGAAACGAGAAATAATCCACCAATTCAACCACTCCAAAATGTTTATATTGGTCATCAAGAAACAACTTATGATTTAAATGGCCTAGAAACTCAAAAAGTATCCTATGAAGATATTGTGAATTTATTACTTGAACAAAATGTTATTGCTTTATTTCAAGGTAAAAGTGAAGCAGGACAAAGAGCACTTGGAAATCGTTCATTACTCTTTGATCCAAGAAATCCAAAAGGAAAAGATATTGTAAATCAAATTAAAAGAAGAGAAAATTTTCGTCCATTTGCGGGAAGTATTTTAAAAGAAGAAGCATCCAAATGGTTTAATATGCTTTCATTGAAAGAAAGTCCTTATATGCAATATGCGATGGATGCTTATGAAAATGCAATATCACAAGTTCCTGCAATTATTCATGCAGATAATACCTGTAGAATACAAACAGTTACTCAAGAACAAAATCAGCATTTTTATAATTTAATTTCTAGTTTCTTTGAGAAAACTGAAGTTCCTATAGTATTAAATACTAGTTTTAATCTTGGTGGAGAACCATTAGTTGAGACATTTGAACATGCAATATATACTCTTAAGAATAGTATGATAGAATATCTTTATCTTCCTGAGATAGAAACTCTAGTAACTATTAAAAATAAAAAGTTATTATATCAATGAAACTTGAAATCATTCTAAGAATTCATGATGGTAAAAACATTCATGGTGATAAACCAAGATACATTGATATTCCCAAAAAATACTTGATAATTGGTTGTTTGTCTTCATTAATTAACTCCACAAATCTTGTAAAAGATGTAAAAATTTCTTTCATTATCTTAAATGACCATTGCACAGAAGATTGTATTTCAAAAATTCATAATATCTTCAAACATTCTAAACACTCATATCAACTTATAGATTTAGAAATTCCAGGATTTAATTATAGTGGATTAAAGCAGTTTGAGTATTGTAAGAATTCTACTGCTGATTTAGTTTATTCTGTAGAGGATGACTATCTGCATTGTCCAGAAGCAATTGCTGAAATGCTTCGGACTTATATTCATATGAAAAGATATTATTATATAAAGAAAGAGATATGCTTGTATCCATTTGACAACCCAGAAGATTATGTTTTATATCAATTATATCCTGGAAGAGTATTCAGGACTCCTACAAGACACTGGAAAGAGGGTATATGGACAACATTTACAATGATGACGACTCCAAAAGTATTTCAAGACCACTGGGAAGTATTTGAGAAACTTGCATCAAAATATAAACCTCTTGCTACAGGAGAGAATCCAGAAAATCTTGTTGATGAAGGAAATACAGTTGGAGAAATTTGGAAAACTTATGTAATTCGTATAAATCCAATCCCTTCTCTTGCACTTCATATTCAGTTTGAAGAACAAAGAGATCCTTTTATAAATCATATAAACTGGTGGAATAAATATTCAAAACTTAAATCATTGAAAGTTACTTATGGATAAACAACCGACAAGAAGATATCAATTAACTGTTGATAAAATTGAGACACTTGAAGATGTAAAAAAAATTCTTGATATGTTGCAATTGAGAATTGATACTGATAATCCTTTGTATGAAGAGGTAAAAGATTATTTTTGTCTTGAGGTTGTTCCAAGAGGATATGCTAAACTTTTAGAAAAATTAGGTTATGAAGGAATTAAAGATATGAATTGGGATGAAATGGAAATTGAGTCATCTAAACTTTTAAGTGAGGAGAATGAAAAAACCAATTGAAGTATTTTTAAGACATTGTTATTATTCAAAACTACAACAACTTCCAGACCGCACAAGACCTCAATGGTTTAATAAGATTAAAGTCTTTGAGAACTTTAAAAATACTTTAAATCCAGACCTCGTAAACTACACCATTGTTTATGATGAGTTTTATGGTAGTATTAATAAAACCTTTTTATCGCAAGAAAAGAATGTAGAGATTATAAAATGTGGAAGTGAAACTGATAGTTTTCTAAAAACATTAGATATTATTCAATCTAAAAACTTTGATGATGAGCAAATTATTTACTTTTTAGAAGATGATTATCTACATCGTCCAGGGTGGAGTGAAGTATTATTAGAAGCATTTACGATTGGTTCTCATTATGTAACTCTTTATGATTTTGATTTTTTTATTAATGCTGGATACTTATGTGAAATCTTTACAACTTCAAGTTCTCATTGGAGAGCAGTTCCAGCAACGACTAATACCTTTGCGTGTAAATATAAGACCTTAATAGAAGATTTGGAAATACAGAAAAAACATTCTATTCATGGAGTAAAGGAAGAAGAAGGATTTCATTTCTCAAAGGATTATGATAAATTTTGGGAACTTCAACAACAACAAAAGTATTTGATTTCTCCGATGCCAGGTTGGTCTACTCATTGTGATGCAAATCACATTAGTCCTGTCATAGACTGGAAGAAAATCATTGACGATACTTATATGAAAAAAGAGCAAAAAGAAACTTTTACCATTAATTATAAATGACTACAATTATAGCATTAGATGGTGGACTTGGTAGAATTATCACAGCAATTCCAGCACTACTTAAATATCATCAAAATCATCCTGATGAAGAATGGTACATTGATATATTTAGGTCCAAATTACACTTCCCATAATTTAGATTTAATTAAAAAATTAGTAAATAAACATAATGTGATTAGATATAATTAAATATTGGTAACAAACAATATCTTTTTCCATTATGTCCTACAAGATGGGCAAAGAGCACATTGTGCTTGGGATAGGACAAGATAATCCCATAAATAACTAAAAAAAAAAGAAGATGACAAGAGCATCCGATGTTGCGAATTTTACATCTGGAATTGGTTCTGCAACGTCACCAACTACGATTGGTACTGGAGTTACTGTATCCAATAGCGGTAATGTTACTATTAGTGGTATAGTAACAGCATCAAGTTTTGTTGGTAATGTAACTGGAACTGCATCTACAGCATCATTTGCTACGACTTCTTTTGGGTTATCCGGAAGTCCTAATCTCAATGTTGGTGTCGTAACAGAATCAAGTTTTGTTGGAAATGTAACTGGCACTGCTACGGGTCTTTCAGGTAGTCCTAATGTTACTGTAGGAAATATTACAGGTGCTGCTAAGATTGTTATTACCTACTGATAAATAAAACTATGAACTATTACTACGACCTTTAATCGTAAACAAGTTGTAAACAGGTTAAGTATTAGAAGCATTTATGGTGAAGAAATTAGCAATTATTCTAATGAAGAATTTAAAGATCTAAACATTTATGAAATCAAACATCCGCTCAAACCACCAATAGGTTATACAATAAATCCTTTACAAACAGCGGAAGAAAGAAAAAATGAAGGTCCAATCTATGAATTAGTTGATGGATTTGCTGTTCAAAAAAGATATTATATTCCTATAGAAGCATCGGATTATAAAACTTTATGGTCATATCTAGAAGTAAGTAAATCTTTTGAAACTATGAACACAATATCAGAACAAAATATTGAAGAAAGAACGATGTTCTTAGATATGATAAATGAAATTACATCTGGGATTGGTGGAAATAATGTTGACGAAAATAAAATAGGTGATTGTTTAAAATATTTTCTACCAAAACTAAAAGATGATGAACCTTCGGAGTTAAATTGTATTATTTACTCTTCTGGATTATCTCGCTTACTGGAATAAACACTTTAAAAACTGGCACACTGACCTCCCCAGACCACTGCGGGAGGTTTTATAGTAGGTGGAGACACACAAAGACCGATGAGGTACTCCACACTGGACAGATTGATTTTTGTCACATCCTTTATCTGGATGATTCACTGGGGTGTTAAAGTATCTGAGGTGGCACTCAACGCACTGTTCTGATGATAAGTGTAGAGTGAATGTAAATTTTAACTATTTTTAACACAAACCTAAATAATGCATTAAATGATGCAAACAAATGATAGACATCAACTATGATGAAGTGTCTAAAGAGTTCTATGTATCTTTTCAAGATAAAAGATACAGTATAACAAATCATGAGATTAATAATCTCAAAGATAAGTTAAATTCTTTAGAGTCACAAACTCTACAAAACAAAGAAAATGGAAATTAAAACCTGCTCTAAGTGTGGAGCACGATGGATAGCAGGACAGCTTTATTGGTCTTCTGGTAAACTTGGAAAAGAAGAAGATCTAGCAGGTCTTGTGTGTAATGAAGTTAAGGATCCCAACTGCATTAATCCAAAGTTAGGAGATCAAACAGGACAAACTTGGGAAAAAAGACTCAAAAGAATGGATGAGTTTCATGAAAAGATGTTAAATGATCCGGAATTTAATCTATAACTTATCTTTAAACTCAACAAAGCAATTCTAAAGACATTTGAAGTATTTGTCAAGTGTGATTGACATCTGAAAATAAGTTTGGTATGATAGTGACAGTTGAATAGTATCGATGTCTTTTACAAATAGTTCACTTTTGGAATCTCAGCATCAAAATTTTTATATCACTCATGATGAGATGTGGGCAGCAGTTCCATATGGTGATAATTTTATGGTAATCAACAATGGACATCAAATCAAACAATTCGTAACTTTGGATGAATGTATTGATTTCATTACTATTAAACACCAAAAGAAAAAAACTAATAAAAGAAAAAGCGATGTAACAATCGATCAGTTTTGTTAAAAAATTATAAAGTACCTTAAATAGTCATAGAATTGGAGATTATTATGGTTGCTTTGTTACTTACAACAACCATATCATGTTCACAAGCACTTGCTGTTATTGGTCGTGTTACTAAAGTAGTTGGTCTTACAACTCAACAGAGAATAGAAATAATACAAGTCATTAAAGAATATATTCCTACTTGTCCGATTCAAATTAAAAAAGATGGAAAATGAAAACTTAAACTCCTTTATTGAAAAATATATGGATAAAGAAACTCCAGAAATAAAATGGAATCGTGGACTTGACTTGTTTATTGAATCGGTATATAAACCAGATCAAGAACTTCGTCAATGTGCCCATAATCAAAAGTGTTATAACGAACTCATGGCAGTGCGTGAAAATGTGCTAGAGTATTTAAAAACTCTAAGAAGATGAGTTTTACTTACACATATCTTCTGATATTTGGTTGTATTGCATATTTTATTGTTATTGACGAAAGTATTGCAAATGCAGTAGTTCTTACAACAGAAATTGTAAAAATCAGGTTATTAATGCTCCGTTGGTGGTTAGTAAATAATCCAAAAACACCTTGGGCAAGATATTCGATATATCGTCGTTCGATGAAACTTGCAAAAGAATTGATGAAGGAATATAATGAAAAATAGATAATATGTGCCTGCAAGAAAAAGTATGACCGGCATAAAAATACAACCAAATACAACAGTTCTAGTTCTTAACTCAAGCTATGAACCAATTAATATTACAAATTGGAAAAGAGCAGTTGTCTTACTTCTAAAGGAAAAAGCACAGGTATTGTCCAATCGTGTAATTCGTCTGCTTAATTATGTAAAATTACCACTCTCTCGTATCGTGTCACATAAACCTTCTAGAGCAATGATTTATAAGAGAGATAATAATACTTGCCAATATTGTGGTGCAACAACTAGACTTACAATTGATCATGTAATTCCAAGGTGTCGTGGTGGTCAAGATACTTGGGAAAATCTTGTGGTTGCTTGTAGTTCTTGCAATACTAAAAAGGGAAATACTTTACTTGAGCAAACTGGCATGAAACTTGCAAGACAACCGAGAGCACCTTATAATAAGATGCAGTTTACTCTGAGTAATTGTAATGTAAATGAATGGCAAGAGTACAGTTTTTGATCTGTCCATTGACCCTTGACTTTCGCAGTCAAGGGTTTTATAGTATGAGCATACAAATCCAGAGCAATGACCTACAAAGCACGTCTCAAAGTACAGTTTGACACCGAATGGACTTCTAATGGATATGGTGCTTATGATGATGAAACACTTCCCGAGGAGCATTATACCTTTGAGATTCCTTGTCAAGACATCAACTCTATTCAGTTGTTCCGTTTCTTTGGAACAATTGCCCGCACGATGGGACACCATGAACTTGGTATTATGAAGGGTGCTTGTGCTCTCGCATTTAATGATATGCGAAGTGATGAAGATATGCGTAAGGTTGCTGAAGAGTTTGAACTCAAACTTTCTGAAGATTATGCTAAAGAGTTTCGTGAGATGCAGGATGAGATTTATGACCTAAAAGCAAAACTATCACGTTGTCAGCAACCTGATAATCCTGAATATACTGAAGAAGAGATGGATGCGATGACTCATCAAGAATGGAATGGTCTTGTTCCTGGTTCTTCTGAAGCAGTTGAAAAAGGTTGTAAGTGTCCTGTAATGGATAATGAAGAAATGCCTGAAGAACGTAAGTGGGTTAATGCTGATTGTCCTATTCACGGTAAAGCAAAATGAA